TCAGCCTGAAGCGTTCGACTGGGCCGATCCGTCGCCGGCTTGCGCCGGCGTGTTCGCGCTCACCGCGCTCGCCAGCGTATCGGAATTGGCGTTGATCTGGTCGGCGAGTGCCTGCACCTGCGGGTCGGCGCTCGTCTGTTTGATCTGCGTCGCGAGACCTGAAATGAGAGTCGTCACCGACGAGACGACAGAGGTCTCCCGTTCCACGGCGGCAGCGAGCCTATCGGTAGCCTGAGACATTGCTTTCTCCTGTAAACGCAGCATTTCAAGATTGCGGTTCAAGCGCTGCAACTCGAACAGCAATTTGCGAAGAAGGGACATTCTCAGTCCTCACGAAAAAGCCGCCCCGAAGGGCGGCTGAGAGTGGCGATTGCCTTCAAGGATAAGGGCAGTTACAAGCCTGAGGCATGCCTGCCCCTGAACTCGCTGAGCTGCCGCGCTTTCGCATCTATTGCTCGCCAGACGACCACGATGTCGGGCGTCACGTGTACGGCAATAAAATCTGGGAGCCACACGTCACCAGCGTTTTTGAGCGTTATGTCAGGCCGGGCATGTGCGTCGTCGATATCGGGGCGAACATCGGTTATTTTACGATGCTTGCCGCGTCTCTCGTTGAAAAAGACGGGCAGGTATTTGCCATCGAACCTAACCCAGAAAACGCGAGGATGATCGAGGCGAGCCGCACAGCGAACGGTTTCAAGCACGTGAGAGTCATTCAGGCAGCTGCGACAAAGGATTTTGGCCTTGTTTCCCTGGCGACCAATTTTTCGAACGGCGCCGCCATCCCCCTTCCAGCCGACCCCGAAGCCATCCTGGTCGCACCCAGCATCTGCGCTGTCCGTCTGGATGGGCTGCAAATTCCGCGAGTAGATTTCATCAAGATCGATGTCGAAGGAAACGAACCGACTGCGCTTGGAGGGTTCAAAGAAACCATCACGAGAGATCATCCGATCATCGCGAGCGAGCTGTCGCCTGGCGAACTTCCGAGACGCTCAAGCTGCTCGGCGCAGGATTACCTGCGCTTTCTCAGCTCAATGGGCTATAATCTCGGCATCGTTCATCAGGACGGGCGAGAGGCGCCTTCCAGCATCGACGGGATCATGGATCATTTCCAGAGCGTGGCCCATGACACGGACCATATAGACATTATCGCGAAGCCTACGTGACTAGCGGCGGGAGTCGGTTGTCTTTGGAGCCGTTTGGCGCTAAGCAGCCCGCATGTCAGCGTTTCTTTCCGACACTTTCGCTCGATATTCGGATGGCTTTGCGCCCCTTTACGAGCTGTGCAAACCGCACACAGCCACCAGCTTAGAGCGCATGCAGGCACTCTACGCGGCCACGCACTATGTAATCGATAATTCGATCGCCGGTGATCTAGCTGAGTGCGGTGTGTACCGTGGCGGCTCCGTCATGATGATGCTGGGCGTCCTGAAACAGCGTGGCATCGCCGATCGTCGCGTTTGGATGTACGACACGTTTGAAGGCATGACCGAGGCGACCGAGTTCGATATCGATCCCCTTGGACGTTTGGCGGGCCCTCTGATGAACGAAGATCGAGCCAGCAAAGAGACATCCGATATCTGGTGCTATGCTTCGATCGATCTTGTCCGCTCGAATGTGCAGACGATTGGCTATCCCATGTCCCTCGTGGAAATGGTGAAAGGACCGGTCGAAGAGACTATTCCTCACCGCATCCCACCAACGATCAGCTTACTTCGCCTTGACACAGACTTCTACGAATCCACGAAGCATGAATTGGAGCACCTTTATCCCCGGCTTTCCAACCAGGGAGTGCTAATTATCGATGACTACGGTCATTGGCAGGGATGCCGAAAGGCAGTCGATGAGTTCTTCCTGACCCCGCCGCCCCTTATCGAGATCGACTATACCGGAAGGGCGATGGTGAAGGCGGCGCGCTAACTGGTAGGTTGGTGTTCACGTGCGACAAGACAGCGTCGCACCCATGTTCCTCGCGAGTAGCCCCTCAATGGTTAATCTGGATTTCGAAAAGGTTTTCGCCCGATTCCGCGAGCCGGATGGCAGCGTGCTCGGCCCGTTCGTTGAGCCTCAGTTTGGCTTTCCCGATCCGAATGAGCATGCGAACATTGTTGAGATTTCGTATCTATTGCAGGCGGTCCTGGATGGCGGCCCTAAGTTTCGCCTTCTTGCTCTTGGCGCCGCGCCTGGAGAGCAGGCGATACGCGCCGAGCGGGCGCACAAGCGCATATTTCCCGATGGCGATTGCAGGTCGATAAGTGTCGAGGCCGATCTTGGTCACGTCAAGATGATTCAGGATTGGCTCAAAACGCATTCCTGCAATCTGATGAACCATGCCATTATCTTCGGTTCCGTTACTGCGGAAGATGGCTGGTCCTATTTCCCCGTTGTGGAAGAGAATGACTGGGGCGCGGCGGTCACTTCCTTCGCCAAAGACCTTGACGCTGATCTAGACAAGAATCGCACGCCGTCACCGACGCGCCCTACTCTCCAAGTCATTCCCGCCTTCTCTCTTCATTGGCTTATCAGGAGAGCTGGAAAGCTTGATTTCCTTCACTGCGATATTCAGGGTGGTGAACGCTACATCTTCGGACCGACAATGCGGACTCTTAATGAAGATGTTCGGATGGTCTGTATCTCCGTGCATGGCAGTGTGATTGGTCGCGAATTGAAGGCTACTTTTGCCGAGCATGGTTGGGAATGTCTGGAAGCTGTTGACGGTGTCTACAAATACCCGCCGTCCGGCGAAGAATGCCACAAAGACGGACAGCTCCTATTTCGCAATCCGAAGTTTGGCATGCGATCGCCCGGACTGCTCTCTACCTGGCTAGATAAGCTAACGGCACGCGGGTGATCGTACCATGTCGTGTGATCAACATCAGCGTTCGCTGTAGTCACCCAACTCAGGTCGGAAGCCGAGCGAAGGTGCACGCGTCTTCTTGGGCGATCGCTTCGCGCGGGGTTGAACTCGTGTCTTGATCGTGACGTGCAGACCTCTTACAGTCGACCTCTCCCCCTTTAACGAAGCTCGGGTGCCATATGCCGCTCCACGCCAACGATTACGTCTCCCCCAATTTCGAAGTCATTGACGTGGATTTCGCCTTTCCGAATCTCGCTAACGGCCCGCCGGAAACCGCTCCGTGGGGCGGCGCGTACGAGGTCGGAGTTGCAAGCGGACGCAGCCATGCCTGGTACTGCCATTCCTCTCTCGTGCCCTGCGGATATTCGAACAGAGACGAAGTCTTGCTGATGTACAATGTCGCCAAGACATTTTCCTCTGGCGCCGGTCTCGAAATCGGCTGCTATTTCGGATGGTCGACGGCGCATCTCGCCAGGAATTTCGAGCGCTTTGACGTGGTTGATCCTATTCTCTCGTCGCCGAGCCTGCCCGAGATTGAAGCTTCGCTCTCGGCCGCGGGCGTTCGGGAACGCTGCAAGCTGCACGGCGGATTGAGCCCTGAAATTCCGGTTCAGATCGGGCGAGAACACGGGCCTCTATGGTCCTTTGCGCTCGTTGACGGCGACCACGCATTGCCGGCGCCCCTCGCCGACACGGCAGGCGTCGAACCATTCATGCTGGCCGACGCAGCGATTGTCTTTCACGATCTATACTGCCCGCCTGTCGGCGAGGCGTTAAACTACCTCAAATGGCGAGGCTGGAAGACGAGAGCGTGCCAAACCGCCAATGGCGTCGGTATCGCATGGCGCGGTTCGGTACAGCCCCCCGTGCATATCCCTGATCCTCGCGTTCAGTGGAAGATGCCGGAGCGTCTGCTGATGCATTCCGACTGACTCAGTTCGCCGCATTGAGCTTGACCCCCCACATCGTGAGTGCCACCGTTGCGGTCAAATTCGATTTGACGGTATAGTGGGCGCCATCATAGTAAAAGCTGATGTGACCGGTAGCCGGCGTTGACGTGTTCACGTCCCAGGTGGCAAAACCGTTGCCCACCTGCGAGACGAGAATCACGGTCCCGCCGCCGATTATGAATACACCGGTCGTATTTCCCCCGCTTATATTCAGAGCGATGAGACCGGTGCCATTTACGAATGAAAGCGTGCCGCCATTTGCGAGCGTCGTGGTCGCCGCGGTGGAATCAATCGTGTAATCGGATGTCAGAGGCGTCGTCGATGCTATCTTGTTCGAAAATGTCTTGTTGCTGAGCGTTTGAGTATCCGACGTACCAACCACAGCGCCGGCGGGAAGAGTCTTGCCGGAATCCTGGATGAGCGTTCCGGTCGTCCCGCTGAAGGAGGCGATATCGCCGCTCGTGGCAGAGGACGGCCCGTTCACGCCCGAGAGGCTGTTCATCGTGGTGCGCCAAGCCGTGTTCGGCGCGTCGTAAACCCACTTTGTACTGCGGTTCGGCGGTATGATGACCGAGGCATTGCCGTTCAGCGTCGTGCCTGTTCCGGCCGAAACAGTAATGCTCGCGCTGGCGTCAACATTGTTCAGCTGAATCATCGTGCCGTTGGCGAGGCCCGCGGTCGACGTGCCCGGGAACGTGTCGGTCATCGCCGAACTGGAATTCGAGCGCCGCGTCTCCTTGTAGAGATCGGCAGCGACGAATGTATGGCTCGCACCGGTGAAGGTCTGAACGGGAAGCAGATTTTCCAGCGCGCCCGATCCCGGATCGGCAACCGATGTGCCCGTTGCTTTTGTCGCGGCGCTTTGCAGGTTCACGCCATTGAGTCGAGTGCCGCTCCCGAGGTTCGGGGCCGGTAAACTCTGCGCGTAAGCAGGCAAAGCCAGCGCAGAGAGCGCCAGCGCAAATCGAAGCTTCATGTGAGAAAGACCTCGGTTTCAGGAGACGGACAGCACGCCGCCATTAAGCCAAAGCTGGCCTGCTGTTGCCGGAAGGCTTGTCGGCAGCGCGGTGACGAGTGCAGTCAATGCCGCGAGGGGCAGCACCATCCCCGATGGAAACGACGGTTTGCCGCTCGTGCGATCGACGACAATCGCGGAATACCAGGTCGAACCATCCGGCGAGACCTTGAAGTGAAAATCATCGTCACCGGTCAGACCGACCTCGGCGCGGCCTGAATAATTGTCCTGATAGAGCTGCGAGACCGTATTGCCGGCACTGCTCTTGTTCAGCGTCTGACGCATGTCGCCGGTGCCGCCCTCGCTGACGGCTTTCGCCGTAAACAGCGCAGTGTTGAGTTTCGCCGCCAAAACGTTCGTGGTGTCAGCCGTCGTGCCGATTCCGAGCTGGGCAAGATTCTGCAGAGCGTGGAAGAAGTAGCCGATGTCATTCCAGTTCGTGCCATCGAACAGGATGAATGCTCCCTCGCTTTCGACGTAAGCGTGCCAGCCCTTTTGCGGGACGAAGAAACGCCAGAGTCCATCCTGGAAGACCGCCACATTGTTCATGTTGCCGGCAAACGCGCCCGTCGCACCGCTGCCGACCAGCCAGCGGCCGCCCTCCGCCGGGCTTACAGGCGTGCTGACGACATTGCGCGCGCTCACCGAGAGCTGGACGATCGCGTCGAGCATACGCAGCGCTTCATTGTGCGTGACGTGCTTCTGCGCTTGCGCCGCGTCGATATACGGCAGACCGAGATGCGTCGAACCTGTCATAGCTGTCCCAAGTGATCGGCGTCAGTGGACCGCAACGGTCACGGCAAGTGGAAAGCCGCGGCCGACCGTGGCGCTGGTCTGATAGATCTGCAGACCGAGCGCCGTTTGCGGCGCGCCGAAATCGGCGATCTCGTCGCCCGCGGCATAAAGCGCCGAAGGCGACGCAGCCGGCAGCACACGCGAGCCGCCGGGCGTGGCGATCACGATGTCATAGGCTTCGCGCTCCTCGCCGAGCGGCACATCGACAGGTTCCCAGGCATCGGAGTCGATGCGGCTGCGGCGCGTGAAGTCGATGGCGATCCCGGACGTGCTGCGCCGCGCGCTTGCCTGCACCGGCGCGTATGGCATCAGCGTCTTGCCGGTCACGCTCGTCGTGATCTCGGTAACGCTCGCATCCGCGTGATCGCGATTGGCGGGCCCGACGCGGAATCGCAGGGTTTGGCCGAGATTCGAAAGACCCTGCGCAACCGGGAAAAGCGCGTTGTCGAGCACGACGACAGTCGCACCTGGCGCCACGGTTCTGGCGCTGAGACCCTCTTCGCCGCCAAGTCCGCGGATCAGCCGAGACAGCCGATAAGTATTCGTGCCGACAAGCTCCGCATTCGCGTAGGCGAAGATTTCCCAACTGCCATCCGCGCCCTGAACGGCCATCGCGGTTTTGCCAGCCAACATATCGGCATCGCTCACCGAGAGGAGAGCGCCCTGTCCGATGCGCACCGTGAGCGAATTCAAGAGATCGAGCCTGCTTGCCGGTCCCGGGCCGAATGTATCGAGCGTCGTGCCGATGATCGCAGGACGCGCGATCGTGCCGATGAGATTGTACGAGGTGGCGTCGGCATTTGCCTGCCAAACCGCCATCGCACCCGGCCAAGGATCGGCGGCAACAGCGAGATATTGCAGGGCTGTGTTTGTGCCGCGAACGATCGCAAGATCGAGCGGGACGACCTGCGGCGGTCCGGGAAAGCGCGGCACGGGGAGACTTCTTCGCGCGAATGCCGGCAGGCGGCGATCGTAGACGGAAGGCTCGATTGCCCGCGCGCTTATCGTGCGGAATGCGCCATCGTCGATCCGCTGAATTTGGAAGAGCCGCTGCTCGGCACCGATCGTGAGGCTCACGTCATCGCCAAGCTCGAGCGCGACGAGATTGGGAGCAACGTGAAATTCCACCGTCTCGCGCGCCACCCACAGATCCTGCAGCGCGATCTCGGCGCGCCGCTGCGCCTCGGCGCGATTCATCATGATCGCGGCTTCGTGCTGGGCATCGCGCTGCGAGGAGCCTTCGAGCCGGCGCGAGAGGACGCTCGCCGGCTCGTAATCGGAGTCGGAGTCGGAGAAGGAGACCGAAAGTTCGTGCGGCAGCTCCGATTCCTGCCCCCGCACAAGCCGCACGAGTGTGCCGTCTTTCGCCGGCACGAGATGGTCGGCGCCAATCTCGTATGCGGACTTTCCGGAATGTCCGGTGAAACGCAATACTCCGCTGGACGCAACCGCCTCGAAGCCAAAGAGATTCGACAATGGCTCGAGTGCGGCGCGCGCCGACATCGGACGATCGACGACATAGCCGTCGACGAACCCGTCGACCGCAACCGACAGCGGCGTCGACGCGGGAAGGAGATCGCTGGCAAGCGTCTCCACCAACGTGCCGATCGGCGCCCCTTCCAGCCTGCCGTTCAGCCAATGCCCGGTCTGCCAATTCGCCGCATCCGACCAATAGCTGGAAAGATCGGGGAAAGCTGGGAACGGCCGCGCATCCCAGGCCCAGAAGTGAATGCGCGCTGGATCGATCATCGGCGCGCCGTAGACATTGGACACCGGATTGTTGCCGGCCTGGTATCCGCGCGCGCCTGGATCGAAGTGCCGCAGCGTCGCCTCGAGTGCGGACCGCTGCATGAGGTCGTCTCGAAAACCGCGCGAGAAATACGGCAGCCCGCCTTCGCTCGATTTCACATCGGGAAACACGTTCGGTGCGTTGGCGCCGCGATCGACGGCCGGACAGCCGGTTTCCGTCAGCCAGATCGGCTTGCTTTGCGGCAACCATGTAGTCGAATGCGCGATCTCAGCGCCAGCCACACGCTCGACATGCGGGTTCGACCACCAGGAGACCACATCCTTCTGCCGGAAAATCCAAGGCTTGTTGTAAGCGCCGTCGGTGATCGCTATGCGGCTTTGGTCGGCACGCGCATTCGCATCAGCATAGTACCACTCGAATGCCTCGCCCGAAGCGACACGGCTCGCGAGATAATCGAGATCGTAGATCGAGGATGCAATTTGCGCATCGAGATGATTGGTGCCGTCGCGCCAGTCCGACAGCGGCCAATAGGTGTCGATGCCGATGAAATCGACGGCAGCCGCGCTCCAGACCACATCAAGCGGAAAACGCACTTCGCTGCCGCCATCGAGAACGTGCGCGCCGTATTCGGTCCAGTCCGCCGCGTACGAGACTTTCGTTGCCGCGCCAAGAACCGCCTTCACGTCAGCCGCGAGCGCGGCAAGCCCTTGCGCGGCGGGATAGATGCCGCTCGCCGAACGCACGCGCGTCAGTGCGACGAGCTCGGAGCCGATGAGAAAAGCATCGACGCCGCCCGCCTGCATGCAAAGCTGCGCGTAGTGCAGAATGAAGCGGCGGAACGACCATTCGCTCGATGGCGGCGAGGCAGAGCCGAAAAAGTTCGCCACCTGCGAGGCCGCAGCCGCGGTGCCGTCGGGCGAGCCGCTTTCGCCCAGCGCAGGATCGCAGGTGATGCGGCCGCGCCAGGGATAAGGCGGCTGACCGACGCCGCCGGAATAGGGATCCGGCAGGGTATTTCCCCACGCGACGTCCATCATCACGAATGGATAGAGCGTGACGAAAAGGCCACGCGCGCGCAGATCCTGGATAGCGCCGATCACCGCGGCGTCGGACGGCGTGCCGCCGAATGCCGCCCCTCCACTATACGACGAGACAAGCGGCGCGTAAGCGCGCGTAAGTCCCGCGACAGACCAATCCAGGCCGAGCGTCTTGAAGCCGAGATCGACTTTCGGCGTGATCGTGCATGACCCGGCACGCAGGTCACTACCAAACCAGGTCACGACCAACGCGACGCTCGTGAGATTCGGACACAGCGCCTGCAGCGCGTCGATTGACGCAGTCCAATCTGTTGCAGCGCTCAGCTGATGCCGATTCTCGCTGACTGAACTGCCCGGCCAGGAGACGCTGATTTGCGGGCTCGGCTGATAGCCGAATTCAGTCGCGCCTGGAATGATGTCGACGGCGCGAATCATCTCAGCCAATCCGCTGATCGGTTTCACCACCTCGAATGTGAGCTGCGGAATGCGATTGCCGAAGCTGGCAAGCGGCAACCGTTCGAACACGACATAAGCGAGCCCGCGATAAGCTGGCGCATTGTCAACGCCTTCTTTAGCGATGATGAGCGGGTCGGCGTCCTGCGTCTCCGTGCCGGTATAGACACGCGGGCCCATGAGCGTGAGATCGATCTCGGTGCCATCGGCCCAGATGCGACGGATAAAGGCATTGGGTCCTTGACACAGTCCGATCGCAAAATTCGCGTAATAATTATAAGTGAAGTCGACCTCGCCTGAGGAACCGCCGCCGGTCGCGCCACCGCCCTTGCCGCCGGATGCAGTCGCAGGCGTCACCGAAGCGCTGATCACTTCGAGAAAGCGCGTCGCCCAGATCATCTGGCCGCCGATGCGCGTGCGGCCATAGACGCGCGGGATCGGCGCGCCTTCGGTCGAGGTGATGCCATCCATCACCTTGAGGCGTGGGCCGACAACCACGCGCGGGCTGCGATGTGATCCGCCGATGCCCGACAACGCGCTGCCGCCGAGCGCGCCGGCAAAACCGCCGATCGAGGCGCCGATCGGCCCGCCGACAACGCCGCCGATGGCTGACCCTGCGGCTTGGAAGACGAGCGTTGTCATGAATTGAAGTCTTCGACGCGCGGAAAGGAAAAGGTTGCGGCAATGCGCCGCCGCCAGAAGGGAACAATCGGCACCTCGGCAACGCAGGCGCCCTCATGTGCGTGAATCATCTGCATGGCGCTCGTTGCAATACCGATATGTTTCGCCGGCACATTCTTCCGGAAGCGAAACAGAAGCACGTCGCCTCCCGTGAATGTACAGTCGGAGAGCGGCACAAGGTGGCGCCGCGCGGCTTCCATTAATGCTTCGCTGCTGTCGGCTTCCGCCCAATCCGGAGAATAGGGATCGGGCTGCTCGGGTTCCGGCCCGATCACGGCACGCCAAAGGCCACGCAGAAGCCCAAGACAATCGCAGCCGATTCCGCGCAGCGAACCTTGGTGCCGATACGGCGTGCCGACCCAAGCGCGCGCCTCGTTTACGATTGTCGCACGTGAGATCGTCATGACGAAAAGAGGCTCCCGCCGTCAAAGATCGGGTCGTTGCTATTGGGATAGCCGATGATGATGTCGTTACCGGGCATATGCGGAAAGCCGCGGTGGTTTGCGAGATTGTTGAACTTGCAGCGGCAGGTCGTGAGCGTCTTGTCGCAGCCGGCAGTGACGGCGAAGCCGTCGCCCGTCGCGACGGGATGGGCGAGCGGCGTCCACAAAAGAAAACTTACGTTTGAACCGCCAATTGCGTGATCCTTGATTTGGCGGCTCACGCCAGAATTGCCGCCGCTCGTGAATGTGAGCTTGCCCCCGGTGAAGAAACCGGACGGGTAGTCGCGTTCTAGCGTTGCCGAGAATCCGACCGGCGTTGCCCCGGCAAGGATACTGCCGCTACAGGCGAAGGCCGGAGCCGTCAGTGCGACTTTGCAGCGCGCATCGCCGAGATCGGCCGAGCAGAGGCGCTGGAATAGAAGCCCGCTTTCCTGATCCAGGAAGGAGGCAGCCGAACGCAGCTCCGCCGTGTAGGCGAACTCCGAACGGCGCACCTCGCCGATCGTCGCGATATCGAGGAGGACGCGCTGGTCGGGCGCATCCCAGTTGACCAGCCAAACTTCGACGCTGGCACCGTCCCACGCGCCGTTGGCAAGATCGTCTTCACTAAGCACATCGGAGGAAAGCGCGCCGCTGACTTCACCGCCTCCGGTCGACAGCCCAAGTGCGGTTTCGGTGTCGGACGCATCGAAGCCGCTTGCGGCGGCGAATGTCACGCCGAAAAGGCTGATGTCCCGATCATGATCAGTGAAGCCTTGCACCAATCCATCGCGGCGCGTCAGACGCCAGCAATGGCAAAGCGTGGTAACCGTGCCTGTCAGTGTCGCAGCGAAATCGGGTGCGATTTGTCGCATGACCAATATGTCCTAGGTGTCATTCCCGACACGCGGACGCGCGCTCGGCAAATCCATAACCTTGTGCATTTTCTTCTGAATGCCCGCTTGCGAGGGCATGACAACGTCAGGCCAGAACCTCGATCAGCGGGATCTTAGGAATCTCGCCGGCTTCGAAGGCAGCGAGATCAATCTCGAGGTAATCTGTGTCAAAGCGAACCGGGACATCGAAGAGATAACCGGCCGTAATTGCAGCACCTGCCGAGGGAATGTGCCCAGGCCCAAACGTCACCATGCCATTTGTCGTGTCGACGGTAAAATCGGTTACCTGCGTCTTCTCAACGCCCGCGACTGCAACGCGCACCGTGCCTTGAACCGGCTTCAGAATCTCACGCGCATATGGGGCAAAGCTCGCGCCATATGTCTTGATCAGCTGAAACGCCGCGTTCGTACCGTCGCCCTGCCCTATTCCCTGATCGAGCGGCGTCACCGATGCACCGGGAACGCCGGATGCATAATCGCTGCGGTCGCGCCAGCGAAAGCCGTAAAGCCGGCCGCGCCGTTCTTCGAAGAACGCGATCACAACAGACAAGACCGCAAGCGTCTTGACGCCGTAACCCGCCTCATAACGCCGGCGTGAACGCGCCCAGCGCGCGTTGCGTTGTTCACGGCCGGAACCGAGCATGACGATGTCGGTCTTGCGCTCCGGCCCGCCGCGGCCACGCAGCGAAATGTCGAGCGGAAACCGCACTTCATGAAAGCCGTCCATGGCGCCCCGTCTCAGAGACTGCGTTGTCCGCGCGCGACCGCACGCGTCAGCGCACTGGTGATCTGGCCCTCCGACTTACGAAAACTGTCGACGTCGGCGGCGGATATGTTGACCGTCACGGCCACGGCCGCCTGCGAACTTTGGGCGGCGATGCCGAGCTGCCCGTTCGGTCCGCGCGACAGCGGCAACACCGCTTCGGCGCCGCGCTCGCCCATCAGTCCGAATGAAGAGCCCATGCCGAAAAGCATCGGGCTGGAGACGATCCCGCCCTCAGCGAACGGCGCGACGTTGCCCGATAACCCGCTGAATGCGTCGCCGAGCCAAGAGGTCGCACCTGAGACAAGGCTCTGTGCGCCGGTATTCAGCGCGACGCGCGACAGCGATGTCCCGATCGTTGCGAGCGTATCGTTAAACGATCTGCCGCTGGCGATTGCGTTCGCAAAGGTGCGGGCAAGCGATCGCGAGACATTATCGGAGGAAATCGCAATCCCATCGAGCGCCTGCCGGATCGCGTTTAGATCCTGCGCGGCGAAAGCGGAGCTCGTGTCCCCGCCGGTCACCGTCGTTGGCGTGTAGCGCGTCGTCATCTAGGCCTCTCATCCGGGTAAGCCGCCATGAGTGCAGCAAAGTCGGCGAGCCGCGGGGCTTCAGAGCGGCGGCCGTACACGCCTTCGAATGCTGCGTGCAATTCGGGTGGCGTCATCGCCCAGAAATCGCGTGAGGAGAGCCGCAGGACGCCGAATCCGAAAGCCAGCACCGGACCCCAAGGAAACGGCGCGTGGGAGGAGCGCGCCGTTGCGGTCCTCCTTGGGTCTGGCCAGGATGTCAGACGTCCTGCGGCCGCCGAGGGTTTGCGCTTATCTCCGCGTCCGGCGCTAGGTCGCCGAAGGTCGCCGCCAGAAGATCGGCCGCGATGCGGACATAGGTTTGCAATCCCCCGGTGACTTTGAATGCGGCCACTTCCTCGTCCGAGTAGGCCGCGCCTCCGCCGCGCAAGCCGCAGGCGATGATTGCGGTAAGGTCGCGCGCCGAGAGTTTTCCGCTCTCGAAGCGCGACGCAAGTTCGACAAGGCCGGCGGCGCCGAATTTCGACTCGAGTTCCGCCAGGGCGCCGAGCGTCAGACACAGATTGTGCGAACGTCCGTCGAATTCAGCAGTGATTTCGCCGCGGCGCGGATTGGCCACTCCGATCACGCCGCGACAAAGGTCAGCGCGCCGGCGGATTCTAGCGCGAGGTCGAAGGTAATTTCGCCGGCATGCTCGCCGCGCCAATCGAGGCTGGATATCTGGAAGGAACCGGAAATCGTGCCGAAAGCCGGGACGATGATCTGCCAGGTGCGGATCAGCGCATCGAAGAACACGCTGCGCATGAGCGCGTCGGAGGTCTCGTCCTTGAACACACCGGTACCAGCCACACTCGCCCGCATGATTCCCGCGCCCGCAAGCAGCTCGCGCCAGCGCCCGGCGGATTCGGCATTCGTCACGTCGACCGTGTCGGCGTTGAGCGCGAGACGGCGCGTTCGCAGGCCCGCGACGATGACGAAATTGCCGGTACCGTCGTCGAGCTTGAGGAGAAGGTCCTTGCCTTTCTGTGCGGACATCGTGTTTTCCTGATCATTCGTTTGCCAAGTCTTCCGTCGTGGCGCGGAAGCGCAGGTTCACCCGGGCGAAGCGGCCGTTGCCCTCGCGCTTCGTTTCGAACTGCACGAAGCGCAGATTGACGAGCTTATGCCCATCGAGGTCGAGCAGCGCGTCGTCCAAGAGAGCGATGACGGAATTGCCGATCTCTATGGCCTGCGAGGTGCCGCGTTCCGCCGACCACACCGCGATCACAAAGAAATGCTCGGCGCCGCGCGAGAGGCTTGAAGACCAGTCCCGCACCTGGGTGTCGGCAAAGATGAGGTAAGGCGGCTCGGCGTTGCGCGGCGCCTCATCGAAGATTTTCGTGCCCCCGAGCGCGGTGACGAGTGCGGAAGCTTCGGTGAGCTTGGCGTGAATCGCTTTCCGCAGCGCGCCGATAGATGACAGGCTCATCGCGCGATTCTCACTGCTTTATCTCTTCGCAGCGGCAGATCAGCATACGCTGACGCTCATCCGGATCGTAAGCGGAATGCACGAGAAAAGTGCGATCGCGCAAACGAAAGCGCATGCCGCTCTGCACATCGCTACGCCAGCGGATGAGAATGCGATGCGTGACTGTCTCCTCCTGCCGATCTGCGACGAAACGGTCGCCCGAGGAGGCCGGAACGATCTGGCCCCAAAGGTCGCCGAGCGGCGACCAAGTCGTCTGCAGCGCGCCCGATTCGTCGGTCGACTCGAGCGCAGCATCGAGCGACAGGCGCTGGCGCATAACGCCGACAAAGGCACGCTTTCTCATGCGAGCCTCGGCCGCTGATAGGGCGCCACCAGCGCGCGCACGGAGGACGGCAAGGGATTGGCATCGTCGCCACCCGCGTCGCCGCGATTTTCGTACCAATCGGTGACGAGCAATCTGATTGCCTGGCGCAGCAGCTCGGGTACGCTCTCCGGCGTCGCGCCGTAGCCGACCACGATGTCGATTTCGATGCCCGCGGCGTTGCGGCCCGGATTTTGCGGCGGCGCGCCGAAGATGATGCGTCCCAAATCCGGCACGCTGTCGACATAGTAGAGCGAGGAACTGACCGTCTGTGCCGCGCCGTCTGCATCGTAAACGCGCATCGCGCCGAGCGACTGGAACGGCGCGAGCGGGATTTTGACGACGCGAGTATCGGGCCAGCAATCGTAGATGAGCCGCCACGTCTGCGTGATCAGCATGCGGCGGGTCTGCGCTTCCACCATCAGCCGCGCCGCGGTAATCAGCGCGCCGACGACATCGTCATCGTCACCGGTCTCGAGCTTCAGCCACTTCCTGGCGTCGGCGAGCGCCACCGGCTCGATCGCCGGGCCGCTGACGATAAGTGGGATCAT